GGAAGGGACAAGGAGAGGTAACGCCTACAAGGAATTTAAGGCTGAACACCACGACAAGATCGTACTGCCGGAAAAAGATTATCACTTGGTCCACGCAATGTATGACAAGTTGATGAAGTTGGATGAGGTCCAGGAGTTGATGGGTATTGATTTCAAACCTGAAGTTCCAGCAGTAATGGAACACATCACGGATCAAGGTAATGTGATCAAGTTAAAAGGCAAGGCTGATGCCCTGGTTTTTGATGGAGTTGAGAACTACCTGGTAGATCTAAAGACCTCAGCCAAATCCCTGGAGGATTGGAAGAAGTCAGCACCCTGGATGATGTATAACCAACAGGCATACCTGTACAAAAAATTATTTGGAGTTGAGAACTTCTACTTCCTCGTGATCGAAAAGGAATTTCCTTACGAGGTTGGGATCTTCAAGGCTTCGGATGAGTTCCTCGCAAGAGGAGAATGGGAGTTTAACAAATCTATTAACCTATATGAAAAGACATTCTTAAATGGAATCTTCAACCCTTACTCAGCAAGAATTGGGGAACTTTAGAAACCTCGCAGATGTGATCATCCTTTCGGTTGCAAGTGCAACAAATGTAAGTATGCAAGACATACTATCCAGCAGAAAGACAAAGGAAGTAACAACTGCAAGAGGAATTTCCTGCCGTATTATGTACGATCAAGGACTACACCTTCGTGAGATTGCAAGGATTACGAACACCGATCCAAAAGGAGTTCATACCTACATACACTCGCACGAAAATCGTATGGCCGATAAGATGTATTCAAGATCTTATTACCGTGCGAACCAATACCTAAGAGGATACTTCTCTTCGGATGCTACACTACACGATGAGGTAGGTAGATTGAAAGCAATGTACTTGGATCTTCAGGGCAAGTACGATCACCTAAAAGAACTATTAATAAACAACTAAATTTAATTAAGATGAGCGACAAAGTATTCGTTGGAAAGACAAGTGTAGTAAACACTAAGTATGGACAAATCGTTAAGGTAGCATTCGGCCCTCAAGACTTTGAGGTTTTGATGAACGCTAAGAACGAGAAAGGTTGGGTAAACCTTGAGATGAAAGACAAGCGCGATGGTGGTAAGTACCTCCAGGTGCAAGGTGAAATGCAGTCTCGCCCAAAGGCAGTAGCCGTGAACGACACGGATGATATGCCGTTCTAAGTATATGCAATTAGATATAAGAGGGGGGCAATGCTCCCCTTTTATATGCATATGCATATCACAAATCCTCCCAATGATGAGCCTTAAATCTTCACAAAATGAGCCAAAATTTGTTACAAAGTAAGGGTATAGCCTCACGAAATTGGAGTAAAGTAAGGGTAAAGCCTTACACATATAACCTTTAACACCAAAGAGAAATGAAAACACCAATGCAAGAGTTGATTGAGACATTTGAAGAAATGCACTCTCCTGTTGATTCTAAAGTAGATGTAGACTTTGCTATTTCACTTATAAAATCAATGCTTGAGAAAGAGAAAGAGGTGATGTGTGAGTTTGCTGATGACTACCAACGCAACTGCTTTCAAAAATCTACAGATGATTACTACAACGAAACCTTTAACACCAAAGAGAAATGAAAAGGTATTGGAATAGGTTTCTCAATTGGTTAATACCAAGCAGAAGAGAAAGACTCCTAACCAAGATAATGAAGCAAGACCAAGAGATGGGATTGTATGATGAAACTTTTAACACCAAAGAGAAATGAAAATACCAGCATTCCTAAAAGACTATGCTCACTACCTCACACATATGAGGATAGATGAGAATGCAAAACGATATGAGGGAACTCATAAGCAGCGCACGGGAGTTGTCCAATCAAAACTCCTTGGCTCTTGTGATCGAGAATACTACACGGAATACATAGGAATATTATCCGAGTTGATCATACGATTACGAGTAGAAAAGAATAGAAATTGTGTAGCCTACAAGGCTTCATCAATGATCAAGCACTCGCACCTGGCCACTAACGATGCAGACATCGTAGTTTATAGAGCAGAGGATGAGCGACACCTTTCGATTAAAGGTTGTGAGGGATCTATGAAAGCAAACAAACAAGCGATGGATACAGAGAATGTTGACCTTGTTGCCTTCGTGGTTTATCAGGATCCAGACAACTGCGAGATAAAATATTATTCACCAGAGGAGGTTAGATCCTGGGATGTTGGATCAGGATTCTCCGACTACTACTATAAAGAATTATGTTGAGAAAGTACAAACACATTAGAGAAATTAACAAGTTTTTAGATTTACTTTTGGTTGACCAAGTAAATTTAACGATCTACGCAAGTAGATTTGGATGGAGCGATGAGATCCAGCACCAATTAACCAACTCCGCCTTACTGATACGCAAGTATCAAAGAAGGCTGAGGCTAATTAAAATGTAATGATAAAATGCAACCGATGTGGTATCGAGAAACCGACAACTGAATATCACAGGAGAGGAAAAGGATACAGGAGAGACTGTAAAGAGTGCCGGAAAAAAGCCGGACACAATGTTAGAATCAGGAGAAGAGATCCGTTCTACACAGTCTACTTCCTGCCCAAGATCAACTACATTGGTATGACAAACGCACTCCAGGAGCGTGTACTTGAGCATAGAAAGTTCGGTAGAGATCCTGAAGGCATTGAGATCGTAGGTAAGTTTGATGATCCCGCGATCGCACACATAGTAGAAACTTTTTTCCATTGGATAGGATTCGATGGGTTTCATTATAAAGCAAAGACTAAAAAAAGAAAACGATGAGTGAACAAAAAGGACCGTTGGATGATCACTTCGATATCAACCCCAACTCAGCAACTCTCTCAGGAGAAGAGGGGCAAATGATCTACGACATTGGAGTTCGCCTGGCCTGGAAAGTAAAGAAGGGCAACGGGTACTCAAATGTGTATAAGGGCACGGCATTTCATCCATTCCAAATGGTAACAAGAGCCAAGTCCATTGATCATATCAACCGACACCCGGAGATGATCGCAAAGGTTATGGCCTTCAATGGGCTGACAGGTAAAAAGATTTACGACTTCTATATACAAGAGGAGTTCTATAGAAACGAGATCAGCAGATCCTTTTCACACAAAGAGAAAGATTATAAAAGAGAATTTGGAGAATAAAAAAAGAGAGAGAGTATGCAGAAATTAATTTACACGGCTGATGAACTAAGAGATTCATTGACCACACTACGCAAAGAAGGAGTTAAGAAAGGAGCCTGGACCGGGTTCAGTTCTTTGTTTGACAAGTATTCAGTTAAGCGTGGATCTACAACTTACATCTACGCAGGAGCGCACCAAGGTAAATCGCAGTTCGGGTTCGAGATTATGATGAACCTGGCCGAGTATTCCGGATGGAAGTGGGCAGTATATTCACCTGAAACCGGATCACCAACTGAGGTGTTCGCTGAACTGTTGTGGGTGTACTTACGCAAACCATTCCTGGTAAACGATATGATCACCGCAACTGATGAGGAGACTGATCGTGCTATTGACTTTATTAACAAGCACTTTTACATTATCGACTCAGGTCTTTCGGATCTCACGATCGAGGGATTCTATACTGCAGTTGAGCAGATCGAGGTTCGTAACGACATCAAGATCGATGGTTGTTTAGTTGATCCATTTACCGAGATCAAGACCGATGTATCTTCAGGAGTTCGTGATGACATTGCAATCGGGCAGATCCTGACTAAGGTGCGTAAGCATTCTTCCGATCGAGATTACCACACGATTGTAACCGTACACACTAAACACCAGGCCGCTAAGTACAAAAACGGAGTGCCTTATGTAGATGTACCAACGATGAATGACATCGCTGGAGGTATGCAATGGAGCCGTAAAGGTATGATGGTGGTCAATGTATGGCGTTGTCCCTTCGGCCTCGAAGATGAGAACGGTATTCCATACGAGCCGAACCAAGTTAAGATCACGGTTGTTAAAGCAAAACCAAAGATCGTAGGTAAACTTGGTAGTGTAACATTATTTTATGACAAACTAACAAATAGATATTATGAGCGTGATGAACAAGGAAACAAAGTCTTCTCATATCCACAGCCTAATTCTTGATAGAAAGAAGGCCTTCGCTAACTTAGTGAGGGCCTTCCTTAGGTTTAATGTGAGCGATGCCCTTAACATTGTTGTCGAAGAAGATGGTAACATATCTATCAACGGAAACTATTACAAATTTGATGTAAGTGATTACACCGGATGCACACCCAACTATATATTCCTTAACCCTTCCTCAGGTAGGATGTTGATACAGAAAGATGATGTTAAGAAAGTGTATAAGTTGGAGGTCAACTTATTAGATGAATAGGTATATTAGTAACATGGAGAATATTATGACATACGGGGAACTAACCACCGCAGAACTAATCCGACAAATCTCGGATGAGGTAACCGATCTTTTATTAATGAAGAACGCAGCATATGGAGACTCTGCACTTAACCCAGCAAATATATTTGCAAAGGGCGATGCAGTAGAAAACTTATGTGCGCGTATTGATGACAAGTTGATGCGTATAAAGACGAAAGGCATTAACGATGAAACCGAGGACACGATCCAGGATCTAATTGGATACCTGATCTTGCTCAAGGTTGCGATAGGAAAAAAAGAATAGTGAACGACTACACACTCATAACACTTGAACTTCCCAAGCCTCCCTCGTTGAATAAGATTTACGCAGGGAAGCATTGGGCTGTTCGCAAAAAGTACAAAGATGACTACAAAAAGATCTGCGCTGATGCGCTTTGTAAATACGACTCGTTTGTGGCGGAAGAGTTCTACTTTGATATTTCGTACAACTCTCGGCTTGATATTGATAATGGGATACTCGTTAGTAAGTTTCTTGCGGACACCCTCGTTAGTGAAGGCATTGTTCAAGATGACTCGCCTAAGTATTATAAGAAAGTATCAATCCGTTATGAGCCAAATCTTCCGAAGAACACCTACATCGTAAACATTTATTTTAAGAATTTAAGTTATGTCTAACTACCAAGACTGTAAATTAACTAAAGCCAAGATCGATGATCTACTTCATCAAATGGCTATACTCTTCCAAAATCTTGGATCCGATTCTACGATCGGCGAGGTCCAAGATGCTTATAAGAAAGAGAATGAACTGATAGATCAAATCGCACTTATTGATCCAGCGAAAGCACAATCAATAAGACCGTACAATAATTACTAATGAACTGTCCAAGTTGTAATAATCAAATACATTGGGAGAACGACTTCAACTTCGAGGACTATGGTCGTGATGGAGAAGGCGCGGTTCTTGTGTACAGTTGTCATAATGAGCAATGCGATATTGATCTTATAGAAATGTATACAAAAACTGACGATGCCTTTTGATTACACATACGAAGAAATTACGAACGATGAAGCAGACTTCATTATCAGTCTCTACAAAGTCATATCAAGACTTGTCCGTGAGGGACGAGCAGTTACTCTTGTGGGCCTGGCGTATGAACTCAACATTAGAACCGATGAGTTGTCGGATTATTTGATGCTGATCACTTCTATATTAGATAAGGTTGAAGAAGAATATCAAATACGACAAATCGAGGATTGAGCAAGAGGCAATGATCTCTGCTAAACAAGGGTACATTACGGAACACCTGGGTAAGTTTATATTAGAACGCGCTCAGGAGATTTCGGTGTTTGCTTTTGTTACCAATGGTAACGAGGAACTAAGGCAGTCCCTGATCGATGAAGCAGTAATGCGAGTTTGTATTAAGTTCTTAGATTATTACAAGGAGGGTAAGAGTGCCGCAAACCTGATCATATCTATGATCTATTCCACTATGACCAACAAGATCGTATCACTCAAATGGAGAGATGTATATGGATCCAGGATCAAGGGGAATGTCAGGGTATATGAAGATGGAGAATATAAAAACAAATTAGTGCGATACGTTCGCGATGATTTTAACAGTCAAAAACTATGATTGAGTTCTATAAAGAGATAATTAATGTAATGGGCCTGGGGATCTTGGTAGGATTCTTGTTTATTTTTGATCCATACGTTAGACTAATAGACAAACACCTGCCCTTTAAGCCATTTAACTGCGTTCTATGCACTTCTTTTTGGCTAAGTATCCTGGTATATATCTTAATAGGATACAACCCTGTATACGCGATCTATACAGCCATGATTTCCGAGGCAACATTTAGAAAATTGGTGGAATGAGTAATGTAAATTATAAAAGCGATTGGCAATTCCTTTATTGGGATGAGCCTACTTTTAACAATTCTAATTCCACTAACAATGATCCCGACACCGATGAAAACCGAGACTAAATACCAATTCGTAAAGCGCTGCAGAGCAGAGGGCATTAAAGATGCTACGCAATGTATTCAGGCTTGGATCCGTGAGTCTAAAAAAACAAAGTAATATGAGAATTAAAAAATCAAACAGAAAGATCAACAGAATTATACTTCACTCTACGGCAACTCCGGAGGGTATGGATGTTGATGCAAAAAGAATCACAGCCTGGCACAAGCAAAGAGGCTGGTCAACTATAGGTTACCATTATGTAGTTAAGATAGATGGTACTATAGAAGAAGGAAGAAATGTACACACCGTTGGCGCTCACGCCAAAGGTTATAACAAATCAAGTATCGGTGTGGTTTATGTAGGTGGTTGCGATGAGGATATGAACCCTAAAGACACTCGGACTGAAGATCAGTCCCTGGCCCTCGCAAATTTACTTAGTGCCTTGATGGATATGTATCCAAACGCAACACTACATGGACACAATGAATTTGCTAACAAGGCGTGTCCTTCCTTTAATGTTCAGGAAGAATACAGTTGGCTTATAAACCAAGAGGAATTTATAGAAAGTTTAACAAAAACAGAAGAAGAAGATGAGCAAGAATGATTTTGAGTTGAGCGACAGTTTCGCTGACTTTATTGATGAACTCGCAACGAGCGAGAAAAATGATAACGCCTGTAGCATTGACAATCCAGAATGTGAGGCTTGTGGGAGTTAAGCATGAGCAAGTTATTAAAAGTATTCGGGGGTGCAACTGTAAAGGAAACTGTATCTGCAGTTGCAGATGTAGTGGATCAGTTCGTGCAGAACCCGGAGGAAAAAGAGGCTGCTCGTGCAGCGATAGAAAAGGAGATAAGTAACAGGTGGGGTTCGGATATGGACTCCGACTCCTGGCTATCTAAGAACATAAGACCATTAACATTAGCAACCGTCATGGTGTTTCTGGTACTGATGACTTTCTTTGAAGGATTTGGTATTAGTAATGTTAGCGAAAGATGGATTGGGTTATGGGAAATGGTAAGCGTAACAGTAATAGGGGGTTACTTCGCAGTAAGAAGCGTGGACAAAAGAACACGGAGAAAGTAACTTATTGCGACATAGCACCCGTTGAGTGCAACTGTTCAGGAAACAACTGTAAACAAAAAGGAGGGTATTAACTCTCCTTTTTTTTGTTGTATAGATCGTTCATTCTTTGGACCGTATACACGATTGATAATATTAAAAGCACAAGTTTTAGTGCATCTTCAACCGCAGAAAAAGATACGGCCAATGTGGCTGAGTTGAGGAAGAATAGTTTAATATCGTTATGATCCATTATTCGCAATCGTTTGTATCTGCAGAGTACGGGTAGTAAACCGATCCCTGGTACACGTCATTCTCATTAAACAAATCATCGGTACAGTCATCAGCAGTAGCAATATCTTTTAATGCTGTAGTGTTTTTGATTAAATCGGTAATACGAGCGTTAATGTATTTTGCTTTACTGTCAATTTGAGAGATTAAAGTATCGATCACATACTGATCTTGTACTGACTCCTCGTGCTTAGTGTTTGCTGATCCGGTGCGTAGTAATGATACAGTCGCTTTTGCTGAGAACATAGCGAGACTGTACTTAACCAACTTAAACAACTCAGTTTCTTCTACGGTCAACGCTTGGTCAAACACTTGTTGTTCCAGGTGTTCGTACAAACAAGATCCTAATAGATCTTGGATCGATGTGTATTGTTCGAGTTGAATAATAGATAACAAGGCTGCTCTATCCAACCTCTTTGGTAGAGGAAAGTTTTGGTAGAGATAGTTGTCATCAATAAAAATTACCTTAACCATTTGTTATCTCAGTTACATTAGCACCCTTGATGCTTTCAAGGTTGATCTCTTCTTCTACAATCCCAAGTTCCATCTTATCGTATCCGATCGTAGACATCACTCGTTCAATACCTCCTAATATAATCTCCCTGTTCGGAAGAGTTTCAGTAGCGCGGAAAATTTGGTACGCAGTAACCAACTCGTTCCCTGTCCCACCGAGTTTTCCTGATACCATAACACCAAATAAAGTAGGAGAAGTGATATTATGAGCAGTAAGAATTTTAGCATCGTTTAGTCTTGAGAGGACATCTACTGTTTTATCTAAATTAGCCACATCTAACGGCGTAAACTTAGGGGCGTCCTCATCTTTTTTAACCCAACTAACAATGAAATTATCAGCATCGGAACCTGTAAAAGATTCCTTAAACTTAGCATACTCTTCCGCTTTCTGCTCATTAGACATATTGCGGCCAATGAAAGTCGCTAATACCTTCGGCGTAAAGCCGTTCTCAGCAGAGTTCTTAATGTGTTTACCAAACTCAAAATCGGAGGCAATGTAATGAAAAGCAGATATGTAATTAGGAACTCCGTAATAGGGGTTCCCACTATAAGGGTTAGCAATATATAGTATAGCCTCTTTAGTTGACTTGTCGTACTTACTGAATGCCTTGATTTTCTTTGGTTCATTGTGCTGAACTGAGTTTGCTCCGTATCCAAATGTTCTTCTAACTATGTAGTGAGTAACCTCACCCTTTTCGTTTGGCTCTGCTGCTCTTATCCCTTTAGGATCAAGAGACTTAAACTCAATTATTTTGGATCTTGTTTGATTCCATCTAACATAGAATGCACAAGCGCCTTTATGTTCATATTGGAATGCTGCATGGCTAATTACATCATACATTCCCTGGTTATTCCCGGCACAATTATTCAGGAATACTTTTAATTCTCTTTTGGCCTTGTTGGTTTTTAGGAACTCATCGTTATAAGAGATGTCGTTACCCGCGATCATCTTTGCTTTCTTGGTCAATATACCTGAGTGTACAGGAGATTGGCGAAGCATCTTTTCCAGGATCACAGGGAAGTCATCGTTTACACCAAACTTAATATAGTCTCCTAATGTGGTATGACCCAATTTGTATCGACCGTTTAGATCAATAATAGCGTTTTCTAATTCATTTGCAGAAACACTTTGCTCAGTAGCCTGAACAAATGTTTTTGATGCAAAGAAATCTACGATGTTATTTATTACTCCCATTACTATAATTTACAAGTTAAAGGTCGGTAAATTTTACTGTGTCAGCGTATATGCCTCCTGATCCCTGAGTAGTCGTATATGATTCTACTTCGCATAAGTATGTAGAAGAACCTCCTGGATTAGATATAGTAATGTAGTATTCCCCACCGTCTATATTATTAGAAACAAGATCTATGTTTAGAACTATAAAATCAGAGCATGGATCAAGATTTAATTGATCCTGAAGATTAGTCAAGGTAAGTGCAGATCCCCCTACAACTTTCTCAAAATTAACATCAAATGAATTGATAGCATATCCTATATTCTTTATAAAAGAAATAGAGTTTATCGCACCTACCTTAAACCTCTTCATTACTCTTCTTTAACTTCTTCCTTTGTTTCTTCCTCGGAAATCACTTCGTATTCACCGTTTGATAAATCGATGTTGATGTTTCCGTACTCTTCTTCAAGAGATTTACGGAACTCACCCAATACTTGTTCAGTTTCCTTATAAATAGCCTCAAGCGTACTTAGTCTATTTACAATTGTTCTTGCAACATTAAGTTGCTCTTCGGTAATTTTTGCCATAATTATTATAATAATTTAATAATACTAATATATATACTATTATTATAATAGTGTTATTTAATAATCACTTTTTATTAACCAAGTCTTGCGCTAAATCTTTCGCCATTGCTCAAGTGAAATTCAACTACACCTGCTCTCATGTTAAAATTAATAGCGGTTACAGTACCCACGTTGGCACCGTCTATTTGCGCAGGAGCAACTCCATTAGAACCAGCAGGACCGGCAGTACCGGCAGGACCTCTGCTACCTGTTGCACCTCTTGCACCTGTATCCCCCTTTGGGCCTTGAGCACCTGCAGCACCGGCAGGGCCTCTGCTACCAGTATCTCCTTTGTCTCCTTTTGGCCCTTGGATTCCTTGTGGACCTTGCGCTCCTGCAGCACCTGCAGGACCACGATCACCAGTTCTACCAATAAAGTCTGGATAGTTCTCCGGAGTAAACTCTTCCGGAACAACATACCCTCTACTTGTTACATATGCTTGTGTAGCAAGTCTATTGCCATTTTCATAGATAGGCTTATTCGTGTAGAATGCAGGACGATCAGTATATATGTGCGCCCAAGAAGTATTAGCAGGGCCGATTTGAATATGACCTGCATCAGTACCTACCTTAACACCCCAATCATCAGCGTATAATCTACCGTTGTTCGTAGAACCATTTATTCTTGCGCTACCATACACACGAATACCATCGCTTACAGTTCTTAATTTTTCACCACCATTTTCATACAGTTTAACA